CATTTTCTGAGATCATCTATAGTTTTAAATCCTGCTTTTACTAATCTTTCAGCATTTTTAGGACCAACTCCATGTATATTCATAAAATCTTTTCGTGGATCATCAAAATCTTTTATTTTTTCATATAAAGAACAAGTCCCAGTCGACATTATTTGTTCAATCTTTTCTAATAAACCTTTACCCAATCCATTTATCTTTTTAAGATTTTCTGTTGTTAAATCTAAATCTGATTTTAAACTTTTAAGACTTGGAATAACTTTTTTATATGAGTTTGCTTTAAAATTTTCACCTTGAGTATATTCATGTTGCATAATTTCTGTAAATATTTTTATAATTAAATTTTTCTTTTCAGATGAAACTATATCATCTTTAAGTGTAACATCATCTCTAATTCTTAGATATCTTGGAAATCTGGGTTTACCTGAATCTGTTTTCCCAGAATGTTCAAATGTGATAATTGTTCCAATAGGATGTGTCGATTTGTAACTTTCTCTAATACTATCATCCATTCCTGAAATACTAAATTCATGATTATCATCTGGATCAATGATGGAATATGTATCATAATTAATAAGTGGTTTACATATAAATCCACCTAGAATGCCATCATATTTTCCATTACCCATATGATAATCCATAATAATTGCTTCAGCATCGAATGAAGGTTTATATTTCAACATAAAATTAGATCTTTTATCTTCATATTCAGAATTGGGATCTTTTAACATTATCCCTTCTCCACCTTTTTCAAGAACCCCTTTATATAATTTTTCCATATGTTCAATTGATTTAATCTTAATTTGTTTAGCACAAATAACTATTTCTGAATTATTTTCCTTCACTACTTTTTTCAACTTATCTACACGATTCTCAAATGTATCTGCTTCTTCTGGTAAATCATAAACCATATATTTTATCTTTTTCCATTCTTCATCTACAGGGATTTTTTTTCTAACTGTCCCCATATATTGAAAATATTCTCTGCCAGCAAATAATTCACCATCTAAATCTATGTTAGGCATAGCATCTTTAAACCATTCTGGTGCTATAAATTCTTTTTGATTACGAGATAAGAATATTCTTTTATCAGGAATCCATCTGGCACGATATCCATCAAACTTTTCAGAACATAACCAACCTATTGGTGGGTTATAATTTTCAAGAGATCTTGGTGCTTTCATATCTTTTGTGTATTCTTTTGCGAGCATGAATTCAACCATATTCAATTATAATAGTATTAAATGTTTAAATATAATTTATCTCAAAATCAAATTTAAATTTGATTGATTATTTAAAGAATTATTAATATAAAATGGCAAACAATATGAACATCAATAATATTCCGATGAATCCTGATCATATTATAATAAACAATAACGCCCCAATTAATAATCAACTAGTACATATTCAAGAACAATTGAATGATATTTATAATATTCTCCAAGTTATTGTTACAAATAATTATGTAGATAATATGAACATTAATAATGTTCATAATATGCTTTACAATATCCAAAATATGCTGAACGGTCTTCACTATAATGATAATCAATTTCTTATTATTCAAAATATGATCAACAATCAAAACAATCTTATTAATCATATCATCAATAATAACTAACAATATTTAAAAGATATATCTGTATAATATATATTATGAAATATGATATTTTTTATCCTTTATTTAGAAATATAGTTCGTCTTAGAAAATTATCTTTGGAAAGATATAATTGGAATATAGAAATGAAAGTATTAGAATTAAATTGTGAGATAGATACATTTATTAAATATATTAATAAGAAAAATAAACACATTGAAATTATGAATGGTCTCAAACAATCTCAAGATAATCTTAAAAAATAATATTTTTTTTTACCATTTAAAGAATTTTTATAATTAAATTATATGGATTATTTTAAATATATATCTATAGATATTATTGAATATATATTTAAAACATTTGATCAAAAAACAATATGTAGATTATCTATAGTGTGTAAGGATTTTAAACGCATATGTGATAATAATGAAATATGGAAAAAATTTTATATAATGACAATACATTATAAATGGATAATAACTGAAAATAGTGTTCATAAAGGTGATGTATATATACCTAAGTCAATGGGTGAAACACATTATCCTTTTATATTTATTAAAAATGGATGTATGAAATGTCAAGAAAATATGATAAAAGAAAATAATTTTTTATACAGAAAACCATTTAATATGAGTATAAGTGAATGGCGAGAAGATATTAGAAATGAATGGAAATCATTGAATGAAAGAAAAGGTCTTCATCATTTGTGTCAAGATCCAACTCATTATTATATAAATACATTAGAATGTCCTATAATAAATAGAGAATATAAAAATTATAAAAAAATTATAGTAAAAAAACTATTATCTAAATATAAGCATAAAAAAAAGTTTGATTCATCACGATTAGAAGAAGCTTATAATTCAATTATTAGTTAATATTATATATTTTATATATATATATATAATATATTATGGCAGATTATCTTTTTAATCCAAATCCTGAAAGATTTTATCAAAATGAAGGATATTCATTTAATTATTTTGAAACTAAAAAATTAGTATTAATTTATAGTTCTAATGCAAGTCTTACTACAAATATATATTCAGTTGGAAATTCTACTAATCCTGTTAATGCATCATCTTCTTTATATGAACCTTCTGATAATGGTAAATTTAAATTTGTATTAATGGAAGATTTAATTATAGATAAAATGTCTGATGTATTTTTAGATAATTTTACTATATTAGGAGCAAATGCTTCAAATGCCTCGTCTACAGGTGTGGCAACATATGGTATAACTTTAGGATTTGATGATATAAAACAAAATACTGTTAGTAATAATACAACCATAAATTCAAGAGAATTAATTGTTTTAAATTCTCTAGATGTACCTTCACCTGAGAATAAAATGTATGAATTAAGAAATAAAAAGTTTAATTATCTAGGTGTAATACAACCTGGAAGATATAGAGATATAATAGGTTATTTAACTGATCTAAATAATAAAAAAATAACACCTGCTTCCAGTACTAATTTAACATTTACAATTGATTTAGTTATATCAAATAAAAGATAATTATTTAACTTTATAATTAAAATATATTTTATCTTCCATTTTTTCTAATTTATTTTTTATATCTTTAATATTATTATTCATATCATCTAATTTTTCATCGGAACGACTCATAAATATTTTCATGTCATTAATATATTTATAGTTCTCATCTATTTTTTTTTCTTGAGCATATACTTTGTTACTTAATATATCTAATTTTTCAGAATGTTTACCTATTTGAAAAACTAAGCCGCCTATAGATAATACAGTTGCTGATATTGGAGCAATCGTATTAAAATTAACACTCATAATAGTAATTAATATATATTAGATAATATATTATAAAAATATTATAATTGATATTTATTATATATTTCTGTATCATGAAATTCATTTAATGAATTTGTTAATTCATAATATTTATTTTTAAGATATTTTTGTTGTGATTCATTTCCTTTTTCAAAACATTGTTCCATTAAACTATTTACGCCATATACAATTTGATCATCTAATTCATTACCATTCCATTTACTCCAATTACTAATATATTCTTCACTTAAAGACATTTCTGGAATTGCTTCACATATTAATTCTTTATCTGACCCTTTATTTTTAGCTTTATATAGCGCCCAAGCACCTAAACACATACAATGATTTTTATTTATTCTATCTTTAGACCATTCACTTTGTCCTGTTTCACTTGAAAAATCTTTTGTTTCATTTTTAACATCAAAACATATTTGATGTACTCCACCACCACGCTCACTACAATATCCTTCATTATCCCAAGATCCATCCATATCATCAGAATTTTTCTGACATTTTTTTAAATTTTCACCATATATATTTTTTAAATGTGGATGAAATAATTCTTCTATTTCATCAACTATTTTTTCTTCAATATCTATAATTTTATCAATTAATCCCTTACTAACTAAACTTAATTTAACAAATATATCACCCATACCACCTTGTAAATCATCTGGATGTGTTGAATTTCTTTCTTTACAATAATCACCTGTAATTGGATCATTTTCAATATTATCTATATCATTTTTTTCACATTCCCTTCCATTATGTAATATACCTTTAACTAATTTTCCCGATGGTGAATGAATACCATTTTCAGTTTTATTATTAACACATTTAAAACTTGTTACTGATCCCGGTATAGATTCTTCATTTTTACACGGGTCATCTATAACAATGGCATAATATTCTTTATCTCTACCACTCAATTTAAATGTCATTTTTTCAACATTAGAATATTTCATTAAATCACAATTACATGGAACACAACATCTATAATAATCACCACATATTTTATTACCTTTTAAATCTTTTATATAAATAAATGATTTATTATCTTTTCTATTAACATCTATTGGTGATCCACTTACAGCACAATAAAAAGTATTATATATTTCAAATTCTTCTATTGTTGGATTTAAACTCATGATATGATTCATAAATTGAGCACCTCCTGAATTTCTATTTCTATCTGGAAATATTTTTTCAAAATCATTCATTAATTTATCATATAATAATTGTTTTTTATCTTCATTACCTTCTATATTTTTATTTTCTAATAAATAAAGGATTATTATAGTTATTAAAATTAATCCTATTAATTTTATTATTTTCATAATATATATATAATAAATAAATTTGATTTAAAAATATTGTAATATATATAAATAATAATGATTATTCCAATTCGATGTTTTACATGTAATAAAGTTATATCTGATAAATGGGTACCATTTATAGAAAAAGTTAATCATATAAAAGAAAATTCGACAGAATTAATTAAAGATTTAGATATAGATTATATAGATTTAAAAGATCCTAATAAATCTATAGAAGGAAAAGTAATGGATGAATTAGAATTACATAGATATTGTTGTAGAAGAATGTTTTTAGGAAACGTTCATTTAAT